AAAAGCTTAGATCCTACAGCTACTTCAAACTCTTTGAATGCAAGCTCCCAACTAGTAGATATACTTTGATAGGACTCATCTTCTTCTTCTGAAGCTCCTTCAATCGCTTCAGCAAGTTGTGGGTAGACTGATTTATAAATTAACCCAGCAGCATTCATGAAGAACGGCTCTTTTTTGTCGGCGTAAGATTCAATATCGTTATTTTTAAAGTCAAACTCTCGTTCAGAGAAGGACGCATTAATCATGTGACCGACGATTTTATCTTTTTTATGTTCGATGTTAATCGGTTTATTGATAAATCGCTTTATAGCAGCTATTGCAGTTTTTGCGTCGATGCCATCGCCATTTTTGTTGAACTCATTAACTTTTGCTAAATTAAAAACAACAGGTAAAACGTCGATATTCTGATCTGGGTCAAAACCTTCTGGGAGCAGGGATTCTGCTGCCTCTTGGATAGCTCCTTGCGAAAGTCCAAACGATTCAAACTCCTCGTCTTTTATCTCTCTTACTTTGCCTTCAAATAAACAAATATTAAAATCATCCAATGACATATTCTTTCTTACACAGAAATTTGAGTTGAATGATATAAAATTGCAGAAGCTAAGTCATCTAATTGATGCTGGCACCCTATTTCAAGGACGTTTTTGTTAACTGCGAGTGACGTAAGTTTGTCTAAATCTTCAACTATTTCAGATAAAGTGGGTTCCCACTCTGTAACATCTTTAGCTATAACGATAGACTCACAAACTTGGGCAACCATTTCTTTTTTCTGCTTAGACATTCTCTTAAGACCAAACTTAGAAGCAAATTCTCTAAAGGCTAACAACTCAAATTCATTTATTCTTTTAGTAGCCTCTACAATATTTTTCTTAGAATAAGAAGAATTAGAAACTCCTATGGGTCTACCTCCAGATGGCGAAATTGGTTTCTGTGCGTCTTTCGGCTCTGGATCTCCTCCTTCGGGATTTGATTCATTGTATAAATTTATAGAGTTTACAAGAGGCATGTAATGTCCCTTTTCTCTATCATCCCTAAATTTTTCTTGCGCCCCATCCATGTCTTTGGCATCTGGGAATACACCAGTATGGACAACTTGCATTCCTTGTTCGGGAGTAAGCACACCAAGCTCCATTAGTCTTGTAGCCAACTTCGACAAGTTGTTGTCATCCATAGTGTCAGTTTTTACAAACTTTGCTTCTGGCCATGAGCGCAACCCAGCCGCCTTACAAATCCTTCTGATTTCTGGATTGATAAAGTCATTTAAAAAAGCTCTCCTAGATTCCTCTAGTCTTTGGAAGAAGACCTTCATTTTGATTTGAGTGTCAGAGTATTTTGAATCCCCGATAAGGACATTCTGCAAACCCTGCTCAATATCTTTGTTTATAACCTCATATTTTTCTGGACCGACAACTTTTCGGATGTCGGGAATGATGAAATCAGCTTTTGTGGTATAGTCAGAAACAAGAACGCGACCAACACTCTGGTTTTTGAATATCTGTTGCATTGCAGCTAAGTTTCTGTGATTAACTCCACCCTTCTCAGGCTCGTTACCCATAGTAACAAGAAGAACTACATTTTCGATAGAACGGCTAATTGCCTGATCAATGTTTTTTAATTCTATTTTTCTATTTAAATCATCAAGAACAGAATAACCAACAGGTATAGACAAAGGCTCGTAATCTTGTTTCTTCGCAAAAACAACATGTAATAGCTTTGGATCTAGCTTGATCTGAATCCTAGTCATTGCATACGAGCTTTTTCCTGCTGTAATATCTTCTTGAACATTTTCTGGCAATGAGTTGAACATCTCTAGCTCATGCTCTGTTTCAGGTTTTTGCAACCTTGATATCTCAAAAGGACTTAATACTTTAAAATACTCATAACCACTAAAGGAGATAGATCCCTTAGTTGCTATATCTGTTGGGTTAATAAGCAGATATTTAATTGGGATATCTTTTCTCGCACTAGCTCCATAAGCCTCTAGCATTTTTTGAGAATTTTTAAGAGGAATCTTGCCGTCTACCCTGTAAAAGAAAACATTACCTGACCTATAATACTCTCTAAAATATTGTTCTTTTAAGTCATGCATCCTAATTCTTTTGAACCAAGCATCAATAAACTTTTTTGATTTTTCTGTTCCCCCCTCAAGATATATATCTGAATCAGCAAATTCAGACAAAAGATCTATTGTGCCTCTAAAAGAAGAAATATTGAAATACGCTTTTTGGCAAAGCTCAACAGCCTCCCTAGCATCTGCCGCATCTTTTTCATAATTAAAGGGTAAAATACCATTTTTAATATTTTGGAATTTATTACCCAGACCATTAACCGCTACGGAGTTTGTTCGCGCCTTTGTCCTTGATGTAGGAGAATCCAGCCTAGAAGCACTAGAACTGAAAACAGGATCTCCAATTAATTCTGGAACGAACTCTTGTTCTTGTTGTTTTAGCAAGTCTTCTATTGGACTTTCTGTCTTTCTAAATTTTTCCCAGTATTCAGATCTTTTGGTATATTTACGAGGCATATCAAAGTTTACACTAAAGTTATAAAAGTTACTTTGAAACTTTTCAAATTGCAAATGGAACAAATGTAGCTTCTGGTCTCTTTTGCTGAGTTGCGTTTTCTGCGTCAAAAAACACCTTTGCGAACCAATTGCCTAAAACCAAGGAAGAATAAGAGTCTTTTCTGGCTCTATTTGGACCCTTTTGTCTTCTGAGATTTTGTGGTAGATTAAATGATTGTGAACCTTGAGGGTTCGCTACTACTTCAATGTTAGCACATTCTGACTTTGTAAGTTCAACCACATACTTTTGGTGATCTATGAGATCAATCATCATTGCTCCTTTAGAGGCTTTTGGAGCTTTTATGTCCCATTTTAGTTTATCTATAGGTAAATTCTTTTTTCTTTGTTCATCAAAATGAGAATCAACCGCCCTAGAAGCAAACAAAATTCTTTTGTGGTCTATCGCCGCTTGTAACATCTCATTGGCGTTTCTGATCCAGTTTGATGTTGGTTTTCTTAAGATACAATAATTTCTCTCTTTTCTGTTATATTGATTTTTAAAAGACAGAATATCTGAGTGCCAATTTTCTGGTTTCTCTAGATCAACATCAATGACTCCTATGTTTATATTTTCTGTTTTAAACAAAGCACTCTCGTTACAAGAATTGATAAACTGGACACCTCCGTTGTAGTCACCACATATACCAACAATATTAAAATGTTTTATTAAGTATAGGAAATACTCCATGTGCTGTTTAAGGGAAACTCCCGCTATAGCATAACCATGAACTAAGCAGACTTTTTGTGTGTCTCTGTCTATCTTAAAGACATGCATCGCAAAATGGTCGGCACTTGTATTGCCAGCCCAGTTCGGGTCAAAAGAAAGCAAATACTCATCACTAGGATTGCCGACTACCTCGACAGCAGGAAACTCTCCATCGGGTATCGTGCAAGCAGCCATCTTTGATAGCCTAAAATACCCATCACTCTCATCTATAAATTGTGCGCCAAATTCCCTCTTAAACTGCATTTCACTCATAGTAGCCTTTGCTTGTTTAAGCAGATTCTGATCGTATAACCTTGACGGAGCACAGTCATAACTTAACTGCATGATTAATCTATAAGCATCATCTTTAAAATCGTCTTCCTCGTCCCCCTCTTTTATGAATTGTCCATTGATTAGATCTTCATATTTTTTATAGAGTTTATACATATACTCAAATTTAAATGATGGAGATGAAAGGATTATCAACTTGTTGTTGGGCCAGATGTATCTATCCTTTTCTGTCATCTCGCCTTTGTCGATGAGGCGGGATTCTAGGTTGTATAATTCCTCCCTCTCGATGGGATTCTCTACCACACCCAGAAACGGTATAATAACTTCGTTAAATATCTTTTCGGGTATAGTTAAAAACTCATCCAATACAATCCTGTTAAATCGAAATCCACGGAGTCTTTCACCATTAGCTAACGGAAGGGCTATCGCCCTAGCCTTACCTAAAGTTAATGTCCATTGGTCAGTTCCTTTTGTTATTTTAAATCCGCATTCTTTAATTAGACTAGCTTCGGGTTTACTAACAATATCCTCCATCTTTTGGAATATCTGT